ACGTCTAAAATAGACATACAATTAAACGAATACGAAAAGGGTAAACAATATTTATGAAAGAAAAACTATACGATATTATCTCACGAACTGCAATAGAGCTAGGGCATAAGACAGACGGCAAAACACTTGCAGTATTATCAAAAACATTTGCTTATGATTTAGAAAATGATAAAAGATTTAGACGTTTAACAATAGAAGACGTAGACAATGCATTTAGATTAGGTGTTAGACTAGACGAAAAAGATAGTTTTCTTAATATTAGAACTTTTTATAGGTGGTGTTTGACACATAAAAAAAGACTACAAGAAGCATACTACGAAGTACACACGTTAGGTGCAGACCCTAAAAAAGTTCCTTACTATAAACAGAACTTATTACAATGAAAATAAGACCTAGATTTGGTAACGAGTTAAAAGAAAAGTTAAATGATTATAGATGTCAGATAATAACACTTGACGAAATAATAAAATATCTAGAAAAGTATTACAAAAAAAAATATAGTGAAAACAATAAGTAAACTTAAAAAAGAACTTGACAAATGGTTTTCTTTATATATAAGACTTCGTAAAGCTACTGATACAGGACTTGTACAATGCTATACTTGTGGTAAGGTAGATCACTATAAAAAACTACAATGTGGACATTTTCAATCACGTAAATTTCTACCAACACGATTTAATGAGCAAAACTGTCAAGTTCAATGTGCTAAGTGTAATATATTTAGTCAGGGTGAACAATGGTTATTCGGTCTAAAATTAAATAAAGAATACGGTGTAGGTACTGCACAAGACTTAGAATTTTTAAGTAAAAGCACAGTTAAAATTACTAGAGTAGAATACAACGAAAACATTACTTATTACAAAACACTTGTTAAAAACTTAAAAAAAGAAAAAGGTTTAGATTAAAAATTAAAATTAAATTACAAACGTGAAACCTATATACGTTAATAAAGAACACGAAATAATAATTGAAAAGTATCTAGATACCGTATGTAGTTTTGCAGAACAATGTTCAAGTAAAAATAAATTTAATAATTATTTAGATGTTCTTGAACAAATTATTGAATATCACAACGAATATAAAATAGCAGCACACACAGGAAATTGGTCAGACTTTCTTTTAATTATACCTATCAATGTAACGACAATGACAAATGGTTTTTTTGCAGGTATTGAAAACAAAAGAAACTTAACACAGATAAGAACTTATCAAATGTTGCTATCAGAAATATTACAAGAAGTAGTAAATAAATTAGGTGACATTAAACCACGTAATGAATAAAATATATAAAATAGTAGGTGATTGTAGAAAACACTTTATAAAAATGTCTTACACATTTACAATAGACGAAAACGAAATAAACGAAGTAGTACAAGAACTTATGTTATACTTCTTACAAATGAATAAAGACACACTTAAAAATATATATGAAAAAGACGGTAAACAAGGTATTTTAAGATATGGTGCAGTAGCATTAAGAAGAAGTTTTAATAGTCCTAGAAGTCAATATTTTTATAAATTCAAAAAGTATTATACTAGACTAGACGATAATTGTAATATAACAAACAATTTAAATGAAAAATTAGAAAACATTCCTGCAGTAGAAGCACCTAAAAATTATATAAAGTTAGAACATATTGACACAGAACTAGACAATATGTATTGGTATGATCGTGAAATATTTAAATTATATTACTACGAAAATAATACGCTAGATAGTCTAGCAGAAAAGACAGGTATAAGTAGAAACAGTTTATACACTACAATAGACAAAGTAAGAAAAGAATTAAAA